TCTCTTCCAACGCTTCGGTATCACTCTTGCCTTCGGTGATGGCCTTGAGGTAAACCTTCTTCAACGCGGGCACCTTCATGACGGCATTGGTCACATCATTGGCCGCGACAATCGCCAGCTTGTTATCGCCGGTAATCACGACCGTATGCTTGCCATCGGAAAGCCTCTGCACCATGTCGGACAACTGGGTGGCATCGGTCTTACCCTGCCAGATGGAGTTCAACAGAATATCCTTGACCTGCTTACGTGTCCCATCGGGGAACAGGTAGCTCATACTGTCAACGACATTTGCCAGATTCTCCTTCGCTTCCAACGATTGAACGTTGATCTGTGTGGTGACTTCCTTCGGAGTCATCAACAGACTTGAGTTCAATCCGTCAACAGCAGCGGCGTCCAAACCAGCGGCACTGGCCTGAGCGTTGAAGTTGCTGGACAATTCCTTCTGCTTGGCGAGCACATCCTTCTGCGATTTACCTTGCTTGATCATCGCATTCAGGTAATCGTTCGAACTGGAAGCCAAAGCGGTCAACGAGTCGGCGGCGGTACGGCCAGCCTCAGTCGTATAGTCGAAATCCTTTTTCTGGGCGTCCCAGACCTGTTGGCCTTTGGAATGAAGATCATTTACGGTCTTCATCGCCTCGCCAACCTGCTGCAACGTCTTCGCATAACTGCTGGACGCGGCAGCGGCCTGAATGTTCGCGTTGCGCTGGGATTCAACCTGCGAAGCCAGAGAGCTTGTCACGGTAGCCAACCGCTCTTTCTTCTCGGTGGCGCTCAATAGCCCATCCGCGATGGACTGCCAATCCTGACCCTCATCACGAAGACGATCAACCCAACCAGCGCTTTTACCAGCGGCAGCGGCCTGCGTCTTGATGGACTTCTCGATCTCATCGTTGTAGTTCTGGGCGTCAGCCAAAGCGGTCTTCGCGGCCTGGTGCATGTTGGTGGACTTCTGAAGCCTGTTCATACTGCTCATATCGAACACGGTCGCGGAGTTCTTGTCAGCCGAAGCCTGCTTGTTTGTCTGGGTCGTCATCCGCTGCAACGTCTTGATGTAGCTGTTGTAGTCACTCTTGCTGCCGGACAGTTTGCGTGCGACCGAATCCTCGTTCTGACCGAGCATCTGCAATGCCGAAGACATGCTATCCACATTCGACGTTCCACGCCAGAACTTGTCCCAAGAGGAATCCGAAGTGGAGAAGTTGGATTTCAGTGTGGAACCGAAGTTATCCAGCCGGTTCTTCAACCCCTCAAGCGAGGAAACCTGAGTTGACAAAGCGTCAGGCGTTGCCTTAGCCGCCTCGTTGAACGATTCGATGTTGGCTTTGACCTGTTCGACATGCTGGGAATACGCGCTGAACGCCGTGCCAGCGGCAGCGAGACCAGCCGTCAATGCGATGCCGGTAGGACCGCCAAGCATATCCAATAGGACGGTGCCGGTATCCTTGGCGACGCTCTTCAAGCCGGAAAGCTTGCCCTTGACGGGTTCGGTGTTGTCGTCCAGGCTTCGCAGACCCTTGCCAGCACTACTGGCGTTATTGCCCAACAGGACAGCCCCCTCGGCTGCAAGACGGGCCTCCTGACCAGTCTTTGCCACCTTGGAAGCGGTCTTCTCAGCCTGCTCCCCCATCTGCTCCATACCCTTGACGGAGCCGGTGAACAAGCCCGCCACATTGCCATACGCCATCGCGCCGCCTGTGACCTCAGCCGTCGTCTCGTTACGGGAAAGACGAGCCATCGCGGAAATCAACTGGGAAGCCTTGACCTTCGTGCCATCCATCGTCACACCCAACTGGCGCAACGTGTTCTGATACTGCATCGTGCTCCGGATGTTCTCCAAAGCGCCGCTCTTCAACGCCGTCCAAGCTGACTTGCCAGCACGACCGAACGTCATCCACAAGCCCAACATGCCCTGAATTGGGGCTGGCAGCTTCGAGAAGGCGTCACTCAACGCACTTGTCGCATTGGCGATGGCCTCAATCGTGGGAGCGGCAGACTTCAACGAGTTGGCAAGCGTGCCGCCGAACGTCTTCGACAACTGGCCCGCCATGCGGACAAGACTCGAAAACATCGGAGACGTGGACGCGAGACTGGAAGTCACCATGCTCAGACCATCACGCACATCACCGGAGAACGTGCGGATGCTACCCGAAGTGCCGGAAGCCAGCTTCGAGGTGTCGGACACGAAATTACCGGTCAACTGACCAAGATTCGTCATCGTACCGGCAAGATCGTTCCGCGACTCGTTCGCAGCATGTCCGATATCGGCGAAAGCGTCACGCACGCCCTTCTGGGCGTCCCTAGCGCCAGTCACCCAAGCACGCAACGTATCCTGGGCGCTCATGGAGTTAATCGCACGGTCTGCACGCTGAAACACGCTGCTGAACTGCTCGATGCCATTCTGGTATTGGGCAATCGGAGTGAACACACCTTGCGCGATACCCTTCAACGAGCGAAGGGACGAGCCAAGATAACCAGCCTGCTCCTTGACTTCGGACATGGCCTTGTCAACACGGTCGGAGTCGTCCATCACGTTCTCGGCCCACTTGGCGAACCAAGACGCATCCTCGCTCAACCATTGCGTGAACTGCGGCAGATACTTGCCGCCGACCATGCCGATATGGGACAATGCGGTAATCAGGGATTCGGCACCGGGAACGAGATTATCCATCGACTCGTTCACACGGTCGAAGACAGCTGGCAGCTCGTTCGCCTGATAGGACGCCTTCACGGCGAGCATGAGCTTTTCGACTATCTCGCCCTCATGCTTGGCGAGAGTGCTCATCTCCGGCACCAGCGAATCGCCTATCGCGTTCGCCGTATCCATGATGGCGGGCTTCGCCTTGCCATAGAACGCATCCTGCACGTTCTGGGAAAGCTGGGACAGCTTCGTGTTGGCAAAGTCGATCTGGCTGCTCCACGTATCGCCCTTGTCGCCGTAGATCATCTTGAACGTGGCGAACGCGGCACCCAATCCGGTCAACGCGGCAGGAGCGGCATAGGAGGCCTTGGAAAGGCTCACGATGCTCTTGCCTAATCCGCCGATCGTACCGGAGACGTTCACTGCACCAGCGCCGATATCGGACAATACGGTGCCGACAAGCGCTAGACGTGGAACCTTCTTGTCCAACGTGTCGAACAGGTTCACAAGATTCTGGAACTGGTTCTCGACACCCTTCAAGCCGGACGCGCCATACGTCATGCCGTTGAGAATCTTGCCGATGTCAGTTCCATGGAACTTGGCGAAGATGTCAATCGTGCGTGGGCGAGTGAAATACGCGAGATGGGCGCGGGCCAAAGCGGTCTCAAGATCGACATCCATATCAAGGGTGTCGTTCTTTTCTTGGAACCTCTTCAGTTCCTCCTCGGCGTGCTTCTTGTCGATATGGAGCTTCGCCGGAATCTCCGCATCGGGATTGGACTTCAGCTTCTCCGCATATCGGCGCATCTCAGCTTCGACGTTCGAATACTCGGCCTTCAACGTGACCGGAACATCGAGCCTCTTATGCTCAAGCTCCCGCATGGTGCGACGTATCTCGTCAGCGCCATCCTCGTAGAACTCGACCTTCACACGCTGCGACTCGAACCGTTCGATATCACGGTTCAGACGGGCGAAATCACCTTCGACATCGACCTTCACCCGCGCCTTCGGATTATCCTTCAGAAGACGCTGGTAATAGGCCAGCTGCCGGTACATCTCCCGCAGTTCGGCCTTCAACGTGACCGGAACATCGACGCCGCGACGTTTGAACGCCTCGATCTTCGACTTGACCTCACGCAGATTCTCAGCGACGAACCGCAGACGGATATCCTGACGGTTACGGACGCCGTTCATCGAATACAGGTCGGCGAGACGCTTCTGGAAATCGGAACCCTCAAGACGGGTCGCCTTCGTGACCGGACTCTTCTTCAGCTTCTCGATACGGTCGTCGATCTCGCCAAGCATCTTGACGGTACGCTTGTACTCGTCAAGGTCGAACCAGTTCCGGTTGTTCCGCTTCATGGCGGACACGTCGGACTCAAGCTCCTTGCGCACGCCACGATACGTGTCGATAAGGTTCTCGGCCTCACGCCGCGACTCCGCGAACTGCTCGCGGGCGATGGCCGTGGAGTCAACCGGACGGGACCACTCGTCCCTAGCCTTCTTCGACTCGCGGGCCATCTCGGCCTGCTGCGCCTCGATCTCCTTCGCGAAACGCGACGACGCGACCTGCTGGCCCTTGAACCAGTCGGCATACGTCTCCTGCTTCTGATGCAGTCCCAAAGCCGTGTCACGGGCCTTGGAGAAGTTCGACAGCGAATTGCCAGCGGTGACGATGCTCTCCTCAAGGGCACGCACCTGACGGGTCATCTTCGATACACGCTTCGCATCACCATCGGACGCGATGTCCACAAGCGACGACTGCGCCTTACGGAGCCTGCCAAGCTCCTTCTCCTGACCAGCGAGCGCCTTGTTGGTTGCCGTGGCCTGCTTCGCGGCTTCGCGTTCCTGTTTCCACAGATCGGATGTCGGGAGCTTCTGCGTCTTCATCTCAAGGCGTTGCGCGTCGAGGCGTTCGACTTCGCGGGTGGCCTTGGCGAGGTCGCCTTTCAGTCCGCGAATGTCGTTGCGGGTCTTGACGATTCGGTTGGACAGTTTCTCGAATTGGCGTATCTGCTCGTTGGAGAGGTGTTCGTTGCCTTTGATGAGTCCACGGACCTGCTGGTACAGGTCCATCTTCTTCTCGCGGTACTTATCGACGGTCTTGTCGAGGCTTGTCGCGAACGAAAGCTGTTCGGTTTTTTGGAGGGCCGACTTCTTGAAGAAGGATGTGTCGGCCATCTCGCGGCCTTTGGCGTCGAACGCCCTGACCGTCTGGTCGAGGTTCTTTTCGATCAGCTTCGAGTTCAGCAGCCCGTTGCCACGGAGGGCCGTGTTGGTGCGGGAATTGAACTCGGACAGGCCCCGGCTCAATTTGGACGAATCGAAGTCCGGTTTGAGCGAGAGTCCGCGACGAAGGCGCTCCTCCTGCTGTTCGAACCGTTTCATCCACGGGTCGATGTTCTTCGTATTGGGTTTGAAATTGAACTGTATGGAGGCGTTCTTGCCGTTCCATTCGCGGTAGGCGCGTTCAAGCTGGGCGGTGTCAGGTTCGAATACCGCGTTCACGTCGAGGTCGTTTATGCCGCGTGCGGCCTCCTCGACCTGACGGCGGAAACCCTTCGTATCCGCAGTGACACGAACGACGACCGTACCGGCGCGATGCTCGCCAGCCATAGGCAACCCCCAGAAAGAAAGACGGAAATAGAAAACCCCCACGGGAATGTGGGGGTTTGTTCAGAATCAGGTCATGTGGAACTTCGTGAACATGCGTTCGAAGTTCTCCGCTGTACCTTCGTTCTCCCGGCGAGGCGGCTCCTTGTCAGCGCCGGGAGGGAGCAGTGGATGCGGTTTGGCATTCTTGCCCCCGTATTTCGCGGTAATCACCGCGTTCATCATGTTGCGAACCTCAACGGCGACCATCGTCTTCGAATCCCACCCAAGCCATGGCAGTACGGTCGGCTTGTCTGTCTTGGATTCATCGGACGTGTTTGGAGGCTCATCCTCCAATATCCGCGCCCTGTACAGGCTGTCAGGCATTGCCATCAGCCCCGCCGCGAGACGTTCGGCGCGAGTGGGATTCATCCTCGCGCCGGTTATGTCCAGACCATAGAAACGTTGGAAGTCGGAAGTCAGTTCGACCGGGTGGACGCGGACTTGCGCTTCGAAGCGATCGATTTTCCCAGTTGGTCCGTGTAGAACATGAGAATCGCCTCGATGAGCCAGAACAGTTCATCCAATCCGATGCCGGTCGTCCACTCGTCAACCTTGTCCGGCTCGTCGGTCAGCGACTTGACCCAATCCAAAGCCGTGCCGACGAACTCCATACGCTCGTCGATCTTCGCCTCGATGTCGTCCAGGGACTTGGCTTCGGGGCCGTTGAGGTCGGCGTTGAGCGTGAAACCGGCCATGCTGGACAGTTTGCGCAGTTGTGCGGCCTGCTTGAACGAGAGGCGTTCAGCAGGAGCCAGGGGCGGCAGAAGCGAGAACAGCGGCTCGTTCTCGCACAGTTCCGCCCAAGTTTCTGGGATACGGAAATCATCGGACTCGGCGGCGGTATTCTCTTCAACGGTCTTGTCAACCATGTTTTCTCCTATCTGAA